TTTTGATAGTCCGCAAGCCATTCACGATCCATTGCTTCTACTGCTAAAATCGCCAAGCCTGCGACAATTGCGAAAGGTAGAATAAATTTGATCATATAATGGTCACCTGTAATTGTCTTTTAAGTTCTTCCGCAAAATTCGCATCAAGTTCGAAATCTTCCCCATCTTGTGCGTTTACCTGTAAAATAATCTTCCGCCCTTTGTAGTCCATTTCAAGCGTATTATTTAGATAATCAATTTCCATAAGTTCCCCCTGTGGTTGTTAATAAATACACAAAAACCGCCTAGATTGTTTTAGTTCCAAGCGGTTTTAATTTATCTATTCAAAAATTTCTTTTAAGTAGTAAATGTATTCATGGCCATCAACTTCTTCGATACTTTCGGCTAATGCACCAAGATCAAAATCTTCAATATCTTCGCCTGTGTATTCTTCCCACATAGCGATCAAATCTGATCGCCCGTAACTGTCATTTAACCATTCTTCAAAGGTTGGTTGCCCGTCTTTCCACTCGGTGAATACTTCGTGTTCTTCGTCTTCTAACCACTCAGCCAACACGTCCAAGTCAATCGGGCTGTTCTCAACGTTCCAACAACTTCTGAAATTTCCGTAGCCGTCTAGATAGACGGTATCACTCCAGTTTTTCACGTCACCGAAAAATACCATACGGGCAAGCTCCACACCGTCTTCGCCCGTTAGTTCTGCGAAATCTTCCACGCTGTCGTAGATATGCGCATCACCGTCTTTATCGCTTGCGTATTCGTTCCAGAGTTGTTTTAAGTCTTCGTATGATTTTTCAGAAAGAAAGTATTTAAAATTTTGATTAGCCATTTTTGTTTTTCCTTATGTAAGTTAGTTTTGTTTAAATATGAAGAAAGGCGATATTTTACCGCCTTACAAGTTATTAGATCTCGATGTATGGTTTATCATTCCAAGCGCAAATTCTCGGATCACTAAAACAATGAGCAAAGGCTTCCGCTTCTGTCTCAAATTCTGCTGTCTCGATTAGGTTTAGTTCCATATCAAAATAGTAGTACGTTTTCATAATTCCCCCTAGTGGTTGTTTAGTTAAGTAAAAATTAAATTTATAAAAAGCCGTATCGCCTGCGCTTAGTCTATCCCATAACTAAACTGAGCCAAGCACACAGTCGCAAGTGCGACCGTATAGACTGCACTTCGTGCGGTCTTAGCACGGCTTTTGAAAATTTAACTTCTACGTCCGCACCTCATAACTGCGAACGTAATGTTTTTCATTCACGCTTTTTTATATATCGACACTCAAGTGTCGATATAGATTGCACATTAGTGCAATCGTATGATTCCAAATTGTTAAAGAGCATTTTTATCTTCATGGCTCCCCCGTCTTGATGTGGTCATTATATCAGTTTTTTGTATACTGTCAAATGATAATTTAAAAATATTTTAGTATTTTTGCTCGTTTGCTTATTTTTTAATCAGTTGGGGTATTTTCGATGGCTCAGTGGTACCAGGTCAGGCGATTAATAAAATTGATAGATAAAACTTTTCACGGATCGAAACAATTTTGGCTAAATTAAGTGAATTCTGCTACGCTAGGCGAAAAAACAAATGCGAACAGCACAAAAACCCCGATCCCGTTTACTTTTCACCCGTGCCTGCTTGTTTATGCCTGTTTAGTCATCAAAACGGGCGTGGTTTTTTAAGGCTGATTTTGGCTGTTTTTCGTTTAATATCAATAACTTGAAATCTTAGGAAAATATAGCGATCCTGTCGATCCCGTTTACTTTTGAGAGAAGGCGTTTGGAAAAAGGCGATGAATGTTTAAAATTCTAAGAAAATAAAAAATGTTCAAAAGTGACGTAGTTTTTGCACGCCGAAAAACGTAGCGAAAAAAGAAAAATTTGGCCAGAAGCTCCCCTATCTAAAAACAACGGGATCAACGGGATCGCGATAAAATCCTAAGAAAATGCACCTAAAATCCCACAATGGCGATCTAATAATTAAATATATATAAATATATATATTATAAGGCTTTTTAGTCTTTTCGCCTTTTATTTTTCGCTGTTCTAATTTATTTTCTTCGGGGATTATAGCGATCCTGTTTTGCATCCCGTTTTGCATCCCGTTTCTGCTGTTTTCTGTGTACTCCAAAACGGGATCGGTCATATTTTTGAGTTAAAAAAGTGACAACATTCGCAAAAAAATCGCTGAAAATTTACAGTAGAGGCAAAACAGTCTATACGGAGACTAGTGCTGAATGTATATACAGTTGTTTTTTGTTCATTTTTTAAACAATGGTTAAATTTTGTACAATAGGTTTTCTCTATCACGCCTGCACACCATTCATTGATAAAACTTATCGCTCTAAGTTATTGAAAGTAAAAAAGAAAATCCTGAAAATTCTTAGGTTGCTCAAAATTTATACTAAAAATAACCCTTTTGGGGTATGGGAAATTAAGGATTTTTTGAAAGGTTTTGCCTATTGGTTTTTGCCGTTGCATAATTATGCATCAAGGTGTGCAGGAAATTGCATAGTTATGCACCATAGATTTTGCCTATCACGCCTGCACACCATTCATAGATAAAACTTATCGTTCTAAGTTATTGAAAATAAAAGCGAAATTGTTGATTATGTATGGAAGTGATAAAAATTTTGGGGTAAAATAACCATTTAAGGGTATGAATAATTATTCATTGTGTGGGAAATCATTGATAGACTTAACCAAGCGATGCGGAAAATCTAGGCATACTAGGAACAGGTAAGGCCAACAAAGTGCGGTCAGGATAAGCACGGAAAAGCGGGCGACAAAGTGCGACCAGTCGGAACATTGCGACAAAGTACAGGCAAGGCGACAACAAAAGACAGAGCGACCAAGTTAAACAGAATAAGACAAGGAACCAGCGACAACGCAAAAATAAAAAAAAGCACTCGGGCGTGCCACCCACCCACCCAACAAAAATATGTCCATCATCATCACTTGATGATTTGGTGTACTCGGGGTACTTAGTGTATCTAGGTCGCTCGCTACGCTCGCTCTGATATAGGTCCCCGCCTCGTCCCTCGTCGGGGCGTGGATACTACGAAGCGCGCTCTGGACACCCCCGTGGGTTTGGACCGTAGTGACCACGAGGGGGAAGGTAAAAACACAGTACTTTACACGCGACACTTCGCCAAATCCACTCACCTCTACTGTTTTCTATATACTGCGGCATCTACGTCAGCCAAGCCGAACCGAGTCATACCTAGCCTAACCGAGATAACTAAGTCACCAAAACGATCACACTTCTCCACCCACCTCTACCTTTCTTTATACACCCCCGTGATGGACCAGCCACCCTATGGGTAGGGGTATGCCTTCGCAGGGTTAAAATTTTTCCATAAAAAATCCCAGAGACCGTGGCGATACTCTGGGTTCAAACTAATAAAAAGGAATTAAGGACTGCACTCTGAAAAACAACTTTTCAACTGCAGGGCCCATTATACTACTTCGCTATTCCCTGTCAACTTCTTTTGTGTTAATATTCACTAACAAGATTAATTTATTATAAGGTGGTGCAATGAACACAGTACAGGTTAAGTTGGAAGACACTTATCACGACAAGCTACTGGCATTTTGCAGTCGCAATGGTGCGACGAAAGCGGACGTAATTCGCTATATGATAGACACACTACAACTAACAGAGGTGAACGATGTCGAATTTGACAGATGGTATGACAACTTCCACAACATCAACTGAAGACGACAATAACCAACCGGTTGTCCCAGACCTATCTGACATTTTAGAGCAAATAGACTTTGACGCGAAGCCAATGGAATATGGGAAGACAGCCGGCCAAGGTCACTTCCACGTAGGTAAATGGGGAGCGTTAATTTTAGAGCTTATCGCCAATCCTGCGGACGAGGAGTCTATCTTACAGACCTACGGCCTCACTAAGTATCAGTATGAGAACTTAAAGGCCAGCAAGCTATTTCAGCAGGTCTATAAAGAGACAGAAAGTGCGGTACTTTCGCAGGCAGCCAGTGGGGCGTTTCATTTAGCGGCGCGTAGGGTAGCAGAGCAAGGGCTTACGGTAATGGAGAACATTATCGCCTACGGTGAAGATAAAGATAAAATCAAAGCCTTTGAGACGGTCACTCGCCTGGCCAACCTTGACCCGGCTATTCAAGCGAAACTTAAAGACGATAAAGTGGTACAAAGCGGTGTTCAGCTGGTGGTGAATTTCGCTCCTGGGCTTGAGCCGCCGAAGGCGTTTCAGGGAGTAAACAATACCATAATTGATGTGCAAGCGGAGAAAGTAGATGAAATTTAAATTAAGTGAGAAGAATAAAGAAGCCATTAAGAGCAGCTTACTGGTTGGTGTGAGCTTCGGATTATTTTGGTATGGGATGGTGTCTTATGCGTGGAGCGACCACGTGAGTGCTGGCCTTGTGGGTTGTGTGATGTTCGTAGTGGGGCTATTACTTGGCCTTGCAACGACGTGGTATACCAAGGAGTAATTGATGTCGCAGATTGTGATGCCGACCTATAATCCGTCTCGTACTGCGGTGGAGTTCCATAACAGTGACCACTTCGTTCGTGGCGTGGTGGCCGGTGTAGGGACTGGGAAATCGGTAATGATGATCCAAGAGCTACTCCGACGTGGGTTTGCTCAAGACCCTGGTGTGGACGGGGTAAGACGGACACGGTTTGGGTTGGTACGTGCGACTTATCCGAGTCTTCGGACAACCACGGTAAAAACGTTTAGCCAGTGGATACCACCTCTACTCTCTCCTGTTCGCCAGACCGCGCCAATGACAGCGTTTTTCCGTGGGGGACTACCTGACGGGACACAGTTTGATATGGAGTTTATCTTTATTGCGTTAGAGAATGCGTCAGATGTGCAGAAACTAAAGTCAATGGAGTTCACGATGATATTCATAAACGAGGCGCGAGAAGTGGCGTTCGAGGTTTATGATACGTGTAAAGAGCGTGTGGGTCGTTTCCCTACATTAGACCCGTTGACTCGGCTTGGTGGTTGTACATATAGTGGGGTGATTTTTGATAGCAACCCACCGGACGAAGACCATTGGATTGCGAAACTAGACCGTAATCCGACTGAGAGTAGTAAGATTTTCCACCAACCTGCGCCATTTATTGAGAAGGTTAACGCCAAAGGGGAGATTGAGTACATCGACAACCCACTCGCAGAGAACTTGGAGTATTTGAACCAGAAACCGATGCAAAACGGTGTACCTTGGACTGTTGAACAACGTCGTGCGTTTGGGTATGAGTATTACAGACGTATGTTGGACGGCAAGCCTAAGCACTATATTGACACCGAGATTATGGGTAAATATGGGAGCAACTTTGACGGACGACCTGTGTATCAAGAGTATTGGTCAGAAGATATGGTGTGTGGCTATCCATTGGAGTCTAAGTATGGCTACCCGGTTATTCTTGGCATAGATACCACAGGTCTTAACCCTGCGGTGGCCTTCGGACAGTTGGAGATGGGGGTGTTGCAAATCAAGCACGAGTTGTTGGCACTGGATATGCCGTTCGTACCGTTTGTACGAGACGTGTTAAAACCGTTCTTAGCGCAACATTACCCAGGTTGTCAGGTGGTGGCATACACTGACCCGGCCAACCCACGAGATAGTAACCGAGGGGAGACACCTGTTCAGGTGCTTCGCCAGTATGGCATACAGGCACAGAACGCACCGACGAATAAATTTAAGGCACGTATAGATAGTGTGATTAGCTTCTTGCAACGCAGAGGTGGCTTGTTGATAGACAAGCGATGTGAGAAAATAATCAACGGCTTCCGTGGCGGCTACCACTACCGACCATTGAACATCAGCGGGATAGGGAAAACCTATTCGAGTGAGCCAGTGAAGAACGAGTACTCGCATCTGCACGATGCTGTACAATACCTTTGCAACGGCATACGTCACGGCTCAGATAATCAACAAAACCAACATTCATTTAGACGTGCAGCGTCTAAGCGTGTGTACTAAGGGGTAGGTAATGGAAATTAAAGAACACCTAGGTCTTGCTAAAAAGTTTAGCGAGAGCAAAGGGGAGAAAGCGACGGAGTTTAAAGACAACCTAGCACGTATGGTGAAGTCTGACTTTGACGCAGCAGTGCGACACCGTTCGATGCACAAGTTCGGTGATTACACCGCAGAAGAAGTGTTGCAGAACTGCTACGCGCAATATTACGGTGAAGTGCCGTGTGATATTAAGGAAGCATTTGGTAATATGCCGATGCCAAGTCTTACGCAGTTGAAAGTGAGCGCACTTAATGCGTGGATTAGAGACTTATTGTTTGGTAGTGGTGGTACACCGTTTACGGTAGAGCCTACGCCAATTCCTGAGTTGAATAAAGAGATTGAAGACGAAGTGCTTTACCGTGTTAAAGAAGTAATCTTCGGTGAAGTAGAGACAGTCTTACCTACATCTAAACTGGAAATGGAGAAGCTGATTCGCCACGAGAAGAAGTATGTTCGTGACGCTATGTTAGTAGCTGCTAACAACGCAGCGAAAGCGATGGAAACGGTAATGTGGGATCAGTGCATTGACGGTGGCTATAACAAGGCGATGAAGAAGTTTCTACAAGACTTCTGTATCTATCCGTATGCCGTGTTAGAAGGCCCTGTACCAGAAGTGCGGACGAATTTTGTGTGGAGCGGTAACACACTCAAAGCCAAAGACGAGGTTGTGTATGCGGTGAACCACGTGAGTCCGTTTGACTTCTTTTGGTCATCAGACAGCACAGACGCACAGGACGGTTCGTATGTTATCGTTCGCAAGCGTTACTCACGTCAACAGCTAGTTAAAATGGCGAAGTTAGACTCTTATATTAAAGAGAATGTAGTGGCAGCACTAGAGCATTTCAGTGACGCTAACACACCGGTTAACTGGTTGGGCGGTAACCCAGAGACTTCTGAGAACATTATTGCGTGGGACGGTAAGACAGCATTAGAAGTGCTTAAGTATTATGGGGCGGTACGTGGTGCAGTGTTAAAAGAGTATGGCTTAAAGGACGTAGAAGACAACGAGTATTATGAGTGTATCATTCATACGTTAGGTTGCTTTACGTTAAAAGTAGTGATTAACCCTAATCCTAACGGACATAAACGTCCTATCTATGTAACAAGCTACGAGAAGACGGGGAATGGCGTAATGGGCTTCGGTATTGCACAGAAAGTGCGTGAAGTTGAACGTGCGTTCCAAAGCTGTCTTCGTGGTATGATTAAAAACATGGAATACTCAAGTGGCCCGATTGGTGAGGTTGACTTTAGTCGTATTCAGCAGTGGATTACTGACGACCAAGTGGGTGATATTGAGCCATTCACGGTGAACCCAGTTGATCCAGACCCTGTTGGTGGCGGTCGTCCTGCTTATATGTTCCATAACTTCCCGAACAATACAGCAGCGTTGAGCAATGTGTGTCAGTGGTTTATGTCTCTCGCAGATATTATGACGCAAATTCCAGCGAGTATTCACGGTCAACCGGTAGGTACAGGTGCTAACCGTACGTTCCGTGGTATGTCTATGTTATACGGTAACGCCTTGAAAGGTGTGCAAAGTGGGATTACAAACATTGACGACGACGTCGTCTCTCCGTTTGCGACCGCTTTATATATGTATAACTTGAAATACAATGACCGTAAAGACATTAAGGGTGACGCGAAAGTGGTTGCTCGCGGTGCAAGTGGTCTTATGGAGAAAGAGCTTAAGAAAAATGATATGCTCGAAGCAGCACAGGTTGTGGCGAGTCTTGCTCAAACAGGACGAGTTAAACCAGAAGCGATCGACAAAGCGGTTGAGCGTGTGTTACAGGCTCTTGACTTGGTTGACTACGACCTTGACGACGTTATGGATAAGATTAGCGGTGCGGATGACGCACAGGTTGACCCAATGGCTATGTTACAGGACGCACCACAAGGTCAACCACAACCAGAACAGATTGAACAGTAAAATAATTTACATAAGTTAGTTGCTACTTACTAACTTATGTAATAGAATGTGTTGTAATATCAAAATAGGGGAAGAACTATGAGTTCACTAAATGGCCGTAAAATGAAACTTGGCGACGTAGTTTACGATGTACTGAAAGGTATGGGTCAAGTAGTAAAAGATGGCGGTGGTTCATTGAATGTTGTTGTTCGTTTCAAGGAAGGCGACGAGTTATCTTACGCGCAAGACGGTACATTCCAAGGTTATAAACGTTTATACTGGAAACCGCCTTACATTTTAGAACCTCGTGGGCCGGATGACAAAGCGTATGACGACGCGATTGCGTTAATCACACCTATCTATGAAAAGCTGGTAGCGCGTGAAAAAGGCAATAAATAAGTGGCAGGACTTTATTTGGGATAAGGTGATTGTCCCATTCGCAGACCTGTTCAGAATTGATTGTGAATACTGTTGGTGGTGGCGTGGATTCTTCGTTGGGTCGATTGCTACCACGCTTGTGTTCCTACTTATCTACAAACTAATGGAGTTGCTATGACGTGCGAAGTGTCAACAAGTCGCAAAGTCGGTAATAGTGTTCAAGCTCAAGACCGAAACGTGCTGTTCAACGCGCGTTCAAGCAACACTATTTCGCATATTTTCCACGTAGATCCGTGCGTACCATTAAAGATTTGTACGTTTGGACTATCAGATGGAGAGTATTTGACATTACATAAAGTCCACCCTAAAGCAGGTGTAATGCCACAAGGTAGCGGGTGTATTTGTAGTGCTGAACCTGGTTCAACTACTAACATCGAAATGAGCGAACCGTTTAAAATCGGTGGTGAAGTAGTTAAAGTAACAAACGAAAACAGTGCATTGTTCTTAACAATCCCTGGTACATTTATGCTTGAAATGAGTAGTGCTGACTTAATCGGTAAGATTTTTTGTACTATCTCTAAAGCAGAGTGCTGTTGCTTACCGAATAAACTAATTATTGGGAACTAACTATGGCTAAAACAGTACAAATTATCTCCCCTGACTCAAATTCAACCATATCAAAAATCTTCCAAGTTCGCTCTGGGTATGCTATGGTTGTGTCATCATTTAACTTCAAAGGTGTAGCTACCGACGAATACGGTGAAGTTACTCGCGAAGGTGATTGCGCAGTATTACACAAATTGAAGATAGAACACGGACAAATGCCACACGGCAACGGATGTAGCGACAACACTTGTCATACGTGTACGTTTGAAGCAACGGATTTAAAAATCGTTGGTTCAGAGCCGGTTATGGTGTGTAACGAGACCTTAACACACCACTGTGGGCAGAACTTAACTGTCCTCGCAGTACCTGGTTTCTATATGTTCGAGTTGTGTAATGCACAATCGTTAGGTGAAGTCGCGATTGAAGTAGAAGAAGTTTCTGCTGAGACTGCGCACTTGATCCCACAAAACTTTTTCCACGGAGCTTAAAATGGCAAGATGTATGAAATGCGGTAAATCAGCAGGTATTCCTTCTTCTATTCCTATGAAGGATATGCGTGCTGGTACAATGCGCACCGTAACAACAAGCGCAGATTTAGCTGGTGCTAAACCTAAGTTAAAAGACCAGCGTGGTATGAACCAAACTAAACTTAACGTGAAGAACCCTCTGCGTGGCTAAGATTAGATTAGGTGTTTACACCGTTACTGAAGAAGATATGAATATGTTGACAAAGCTGTTCGCAGACCCGCTAATGGCCCAACAGTTCGTATCTTTTTTGGATAAGGTGAAGCGTACCAACGAGCAATTGCACGGTCAGACAGCCCAGATGTATTTAATGACTGACTCTCCGGAGCAACGTGCTATGTCCTTGGCCTATAAAGGCAAGGCGGAGTTTGCGTTAGAAATGACGCAGTTAGTTAAACAAGTCAATAAATAGGACACGGATTTATGGCTAAATATCAATTTGCGGATCAAGCCCGCAGAGTTCTGGAAGAAAACGGAGTAGTTGTTAATGATGACGGTACTACTGGATTCGCGAAACAGCCAGAACAAGTCGTTGTAGGCGGTGAGCCACAACAAGAAGCACCTGTACAAACTACTAATGTAGTACAGGAAGCACCACAGGAGCAACCAACTCAAACAGAAGCACCTGCACAAGCTGAACAAGCTACACAGGTAGAGAAAGACGAGCGTGATCGTTTAATCGAGATGCAACGTCAAGAGTTGGAAGAATTACGTGCGAAAGCAAACCAAGCTCCTACACAAACACAGCCTGTTAAATCAGAGCGTGAAACAGAATTAGAGAACGAACTCGCAGCATTACGCGCGCAGCTATCTGAGAAAGAAGTAGCGCAGTCAGCAGACGAGTTCCGTGCTATGTTGGAAGCACAAGGGTTCGACAGCGAGAATTTAGACGATGACGTGTTATTAGAAGTACGTCGCCAGTTAATCGCACCTACTGCGAAGAAATTATCTGCGTTAGAACAACGTCTAGCTAAAGCGGAAGAAAAATTCCGTGACCCTACTCCAGCAGAACTTCTTGAGCAAACCAAACGAAATGCGGTACAAGAAGTTAAGAAAGCAATCCCAGACTTTGACACAATCTTCAACTCAAAAGAGTTTAAAGATAAGTTAATGTCTACCGACGACCGATTCCCTACGGCAACTTATGGCCACGCTTTACAAGAAGCGTTAGAGAACGGACGTTCAGACTTTATTATCCGTGAGGTGAAAAACTTTATGGGTGGTAAGACAGATCCTTTAGCGTCTATCGCAGACGTAAGCGGATCAAATGGTGCGGGTAAAGCATCAGAAGCGAAAGCGGAAGAAAGTGGCTTTACATTCACCGATGAGGAAGCTAGAAAAATGTTGAGAGCATTCCAAATGCGTGATATTTCTCGACAGGAGTATAGTGAATATCGATCAAAACTGGACGCACATCGTCTAGGTAAATAACACAATAGGAGCTAACAATGGCGCAAGCAGGTTTAGGTTCAGCGTCCGGTTATGGCAGTATCCACGATACTCCTCTCGCAACGAAAGGTTACCATAGCCGTATCATTGAACGCGGTTGGGAAAAAGACATCTTAGGTGAGATCGTTAATACCCGTATCGTAGCGCAAGCGTTCGACTGTAACCAAGTCGTAGAATTTATCTTACAACCGGACGTAGGCCCGTGGCGTAAGTATGAAGATAACCAAGTTATCAAACCGGACACCGTACAAATCACTTCGGTGCAAATGACTCTTTGTAACCAAGCGTACAAAGCGATCAAAATCGATAACAACTTACAACGTAACCTTTGCCAATTCTGGTCAAAATTCGAAGCAGGTTTCTTAGATTCTTGCTACCGCGAATTATCTGGTATGTGGCACAGCTTCGTATTATCAGCAATGGTATTAGAAGCAGACCGTCGCAACAAAGGTGCTAACGCTGGCCGTGATCGTTCAATCAACTTAGGTACAGTTGGCGATCCAGTTCGCGTAACACCAGGTAACTTACCTGTAAACTTAATGAACTTACGTAACGTATTAGTACACAACAACCGTTGGAAAAATGGTGAAATGTTCTTAATCGTTCCACCTGAGTTCAGTAACGTAGTTATCCAGTCTGAATATCGCTTAGCGGCTGATATTTCTTGCTGTAAAGATCCGTCAATGTTGTTAACTGGTGAATTACCGGGACAATTAGCGGGTTTCCGTACTATTGAGTCAATGCGTACAATTAGCGCGTTCGACACAACAGCGAACAAACAAGCGTATTACATCTTAGCGTTCTGGAAAGAAGCGTTTGCTTTCTATGGTGACATCACCGAAGGTCGTATCATTGAAGATAAAGACTACTGGGGTCGTCAATATCAAATGGCAGCGTTGTGGGGCGGTAAAGCAATTTACGGTGATGCAATCGCAGTTGGCTATTGGACTTTTGAGTAAGGAGTTTAAAAGATGGCAAATGTAATGCTAACATTAGGTGGCCCATACCGTTACAACCATTGTTCAGTTGGCCGTAACACAGTCTACGACGAAAGCACAAATGGCGTAGCAGAACGCATCGCGGGTGAGTATATGCACGGTTTATTTACCGTTGGTAACTCTTTAAACCCTATGTTCAGTGAAGGTCAAGCGGAAGCGTTAGACTCTGCTAAAGTGGTAGCGGGTGATTTTATCGGTTTATTCGAGATCCCAGCTAACCATACGTTGTTAGACGTAGCAGTTCGTACGTTCCCAGTACAAGCTGAGCGTGGTTACCAAGGTAAATTAAACGCTGACGGTTTAGTAGTTTCAGTAGAAGCTCGCGAATACAGCCAAGAAACGTTAGAACCTACCGGTAAAACCATTGACTTAGTAACAGCGTTAAACGGTGTTGCAGTAAATGAAGCCGCATTCAAACGTAGTGCAGTTAAACCTGATGAAGGTGGTCACTGGATTGAAAGCGATAAATTTATCGTATTAGGCTTAAAAGTGGATAGCCTTCCTTCGGAAAAAACTGTCAAATTATCTGACATCACTGCTCGCGTAGAAGTGACTGGTCACGTGTTTGACTACGAATGTCCTATTCACGTTTAATTACGGGGCGTGGGGTAACACCCACGCTTTAACTTATGGCACGAAAATTTACGGACTTAGCCCGCCAAGCTAGAGAACGTTACAACCAACAAACAGATGGAGACCAAGAGATGGCTCAAGATACAATGAATGTTGCCCCACCAATGGCAAAAAAAGCAAAATATTTACGTGACGCAGACGGTAACTTATATCCGTGGGTTCCTGAATTAGCGGCACGTGGTGATTTAGTTGCAGCTTATGATCCTGACAAACCAGACGCGTTTGCAGACGATCAAGCACAGATTGCGTTAAATCGTGAGTTAGAAATTGCAAAAGAACGTGCAGACGCAGAAGAAGTAGCTCGCCTTGAAGCACAAAAACGTGCGGAAGAAGAAGCAGCTAAACGTGCGGAAGCAGAGAAAATCGCTCAAGCTAACCAACGCAACTTATCACAAGCACAAGAAGCACTAGCACGTCAAGAAGAAGAACACGCTAAACAAGTAGCTGCACTTCAAGCACAAATTGACGCAATGGCTAAACAACAAGCGGAAGCTGTTATTGAAAAGCCTAAAAAAGCTAAGAAAGCAAAAGCAGAAAAACCTACCGAAGTAGAAGTTACTGCTGAAGTAGAAGTTCCTGTTGAAGAAGTGAAAGAAGAAATTAACTTTGATGAATTGGATGACTAATGACTACGATTAGTGACTTGATTGTCCGCGCAGCGCGTGACTTAAATGACTATACAGACGGAGTGCCTAACAAACAATTCCAACGCTGGTCGCAAGAACAGCTGCTTGGTTATTGGAATGAAGCACTTTGCGTTATGTATTCTCTCAATCCGAGTAAGTTTAAGAGCGCTAAAGTAGCTAAGTTGAAACCTGGTATTAACCAAGTGTTTGACGAGTGCAAGCGTGTGCTATCAGTCATCGGTGTAAGCGATAAAGACGGAAATGTGCTTTATGAGATCGAGCAAGACTCTGAAGACAAGAAGTTAAAATGGGGTGGTTTCAGACCTCGCCATTGTACGACGTTTACCCACAATCGTGATTTTAAGTTAACCAGTTATCGAATTTTGACAGATAAGGACGGCTCGGTTATGGTTAAACCAGCCGTACCTTATGGTATGGACGTTCATCTTAAGTTTATGTGTGAAACACCACCACGTGAATTTACGATGAACAATTTAAGTGCTGCGGCAGAACAATCGAACTGCATTGACGTGACAATGGGCGTACACTGGGTATTGTTTCGAGCGTTGATGGTAGATGAAGAAAGCCAGTCGTCAAATTCACTCGCAACGCAGCACTTAAACTTGTTCTTTAAATTACTCGAAGTTAAAACAGAGAATGATAAAGATAGCAACTACAATCTGGAAGGTTTACCAAGTGTACTTAAACAGGTAGTTGCACGTGAAATAGCGAGATACCAGTTGGGGATTAAATAATGTTAGACCAAGTTGAAACTGTACCATTATCCTATTTCATTGACGAACTTATGTTATTAGACGGAATGGAGCAGCCAATGGCGGAAGATTATATTCGCAAGGCTGCTATTGACTTCTGTACTAAGACACAGATTATCAGACGCACCGTAGAGATTGAATTAATCTCGTGTGCTGACGAATATTTACTGGATCTTGAAGAATGTGACCGTGTGGTGAGTATTCAAGAAGCCTGTGGGTACGAGGTGCTAAGCAAAGAACCTTGTACTGGACCGAATTGCAGCGGACACTACGTATGGTACGTGTCGCCAAATAGCTTAAAAGTTAGCCCTACACCTGTCGTTAGTGGGGACAAGTTAAGGGTCGTGGTGGCCGTTGCACCTAAACAAGATTGTTGTGAGTTAGACGAACTCTTATACCAGAACTATCGCGAAGCGATCATTGATAAAGCACTTTCAATGTTGTATAAGATTAAACAGGCACGTTGGTTCGACTTAAATCTCGCAACCATACACGAAAGAGATTACAGACAAGCTGTCACCCTAGCCGGAGCGGATAGATTACTCGGTGTTAGACGTGGCAAAATCCGATTGAGAGCAGGTGGTATTTATGGCTAATTGTGGTTGCAAGCCGTGTAGCAAAGAGTTACCGGACGCAAAAAGAAAATGTAAAGAGTTCTCGTTGTGTGTAGGAAACAAGTCGCTACATTATGACGGGAACTGTTTATATGTAACAGACAGAAAGTTTAAGATCCCTAACGGTACATACACGTCAATCACCTTCCAGGAAGGTTGTATTGTAGGGGTTGGCGAAGCACCTTTACCTGTTTATACACCACAAGCGTGTTGTGACGGTGAAGCCCCGACTAACGTAGTACAAGTTGAACCACTAACTACGTCTGATGAGGTTGGCAACCTCGCTAAGATTGAGAACAACAAACTCACCGTTAACCCTGCGTGGAAGAATACAGACACTATTACGGTTGGTGGTAATGGTACTACTGACAAACCGTGGAAAGCGAGCGTTAAACTTGACCCTACGCACAACCGTATCTCCAGTAGTCCAAAAGGGTTGAAGGTAGAATTAGAGTTCGCTGACTCTGATACTGTTTCTATTGAAGGTACTGGTTCAAAAGACAGCCCGTACAAATTCAATGTAAATACAATCCGTGCGTCTCTACCAGAGATTAACGCACAGGAAGTGGTAGGTAATGGATTCACCATTACTAAAACTGGTTTAGTGAAAGCGGATCCTAACTTAAACATCGTAACAAACTTAGAGTTTGCGAGCGAAGCGTTTACCGTAATTAATACTGGCGTGGCTACACAGGTTGTTGTGAATGAACCGAAGTTACGTTCTGGCGCGCTAGACTATGACACAGTGGTCAGCAACATTATCGCAAATCCTGATCTGGTGGCTAAGTTGAAAGCAGCACTAGGAGTATAGTATGAACTTACTCTATAAGAACTTTAAAGGATTAATGCCACGCTATGACGACCATCTCTTAGGGGATGGTTTTGCCACAACTGCGAAAGACGTAAATTTGTGGCACGGTACGTTACGCCCGTTTCGTGAGAAGAAGCTATGTCACGCGATCAAAGCGACAACGAAGTCAGTGTTTTATGACAACTGTTGCTGGAAAGAGTTTGACAAGTGCGTTGAATTTACGCGTATGAATACGACCTGTGGTAGACAGGTTGTGACAGGGTTATTTGATTACCCTGCTACTGCGTGTTCTGACGAATGTGAACCTAAGTGGATTCGCTTAGGGCTACCTTCTCCGAAGGGTACGTTATCCGTAGAGCGTCTCGATCCGTTAAAAGAGATCCAAAGTTGCTATTCAGAGAACCTAATTGACGCGATTGACTACCAACGTGTGTCAAGAACTTACGTTTATACGTATGTAAATAGCTGTTGTGACGAAGGCCCACCTAGTTATCCGTCTGAGCATATTGACGTTGATGATGGTGGCAGAGTTATGCTTACTGGATTTGCTATTCCACCAGCAGAATACGGTGTGGAAAAAGTGCGTATCTATCGCCTTGCTAGTGGATTCGACCAAACTAATACCACGATTGATAACTTTATGATTGAGGAAAAGAACGCACTGAGTGAGTTCTATCTTGTAGCTGAAGTAAATATCAACGACGGTGCGTTTGTGGACGACAAGCACGACTATGAATTAGGTTATGCTTTAGAAACGCAGGAGTATGCAGCACCACCTAAAGATTTACGTGGTATTATTTCTGTTGACGGTACACAGTTAGCTGGTATTACGGAAGGCAACAAAGTTCGCTTTTCTACACCTAACTTCCCACACGCGTGGCAGGAAGCTGACGAACTTACTATCCCAGATACGATTCAAGCACTGATTGAGTTTAACCACAATGTTATTGTTTTAACTTGTGGCGCGGTGTATTTGATTGAGCCGATTGAAGACTGTAAGACAGTTGGTTGTCGCAGAGTACGCAAGACGTTGGAAGACTATCCGCTAATTAGCTGTTGTGGTGGTCACGGTTATACACTTACGCCGAAAGGTGTTGTGTTTGCATCTATTGACGGGTTGATCCTGACAGACGGTGTTCAAGCGAACAATATCACTTCACCCTACTTCGCACCTGATGACTGGAAAGCATTGCACCCTGATCGTATGAGTGTTGCATACAACAGAGATAGTGTGTATTTCTTTAGTGATGTGGCGAGCTATTGCTTACAATTCCCCGTGAGTTTAGCGTCGTGGGAGAACTCTAATTTAATTGAGTTATCAGACAAACCACAGTTTGCCTTCGGAGCAAACGACGAGCTTTATTTAGTCGAGAAAGACGGTGTGTATCGCTGGGACAGAGGTGACAAACTACGCCCTTATCAATGGGTAGGGAAGAAAGAGATTTCCCCTACACAGATAAACTTTGCGGGAGCGAAGGTAAGCCGATATAATAACGGAGATGTTACGTTCAGACTCACTGGCGATAATATCTTAATCAAAGAATACGAACCGGTGGAGACAGAGAAATTCCGCCTACCAAGTGGTCGCAGAGATGTTGAGTTTCAAGTTGGCCTACAAGGTACAGCAGAAGTGTATCAAGTTGAGGTTTCCACAAGTTATAGAGAGTTAGGCACGGTATGAAAGTACAAACAGTAAAATTCCCACAAACCCCTGAAGCTACCCTTGAAGAAGTCAATAAGCTACGTGTGTTTATTGACAAGTATCACCAAGAGCGTTTTAACTACGAACAAACTATGCCGTCAGAAATGGTGGCGGTTATGTGGCACTCAGCCCAAGTTGACTTTCTTGAAGTTCTAAATGACGAAGAAGAACGTGTAGGTGTAGCTATGGTAAGTATTTACCCGAAAGGTGACGAAACTCGCGGTGCAACAATGATGGCAGCATACATTGACGAACAATATCGCGGGCAGGGTTTATTTAAGCAGATGATTGGATTAGCGAAAGTTGTCTATCGCGCACGTAATATCACCACGCTTGATATTCCGGTAGATAGTGACAAAGACTTAAGCTGGTTCGGTGGTCTATATATGAAGACATACAGATCGGAGCTGTAATATATGGCTGGTAGTTCTTGGCAAAACGTACCCATTAAAGAAAATAACTCTGCGTTTCCTGCGATTGTTCCAGGTGCAGACGCTACCCCACCTACGCCTTCTTCCTCAAAAGGGAAGGACGCCAATGACTTTCCAGGTGCGTTAAACGCTGGGTGGAGTGACTATTTCCAATGGGCGAGCAAGGACTACTCCGCGTGGCAAGCACAGTTCGATAAAGCCGAAGCTGCGCGTGTAGAAGAAAGTCGTCGTTGGTTGAAGTATTACGAGGACGTTTACAACAACGAAATGAGCTGGTGGAAGAAAATCACTATGTTCGCCTTGAACGGTATTCAGTTGTGGGCGTTATGGAAGCAGTTCCAACAACAACGTGACTTAGCTGATAAAACCTACGACATTGCAAAACGTGTGCAGAAGATTGCGGAAGAACTATTTGACTTCTACAAAGGCACTTACTACCCGCACGAAATTGCACTTGGTAAACAGATCAATGATTATTTTGCACAGCCATACTGTGCAGACTACGAAGGTACTGGTGCTAAGTTTGAAGAAAATATGCGAATGGCGTTCCGTAAATCACGCGAAGACGTTACTCGTTGCACTAGCTCTAATTGTGCCAAGTTTACAGATAGCGACGCATTATCTTGGGCTATTGAGCAAGCACAGTCTGTTGGTAACGCACGTAACGGTGCATATCGCTATGAAGAACTCCGTAAAGATACCAAAGACAATAAGTGGTTAGAGTTACGAATGAAGTATCTACAAATCGGACGTAACGTTTCTGCTGAAGGTCAGCAAGGTATTATGAAAGCGTTTAATACGTTTAGTAGTTTTGGAGCAGACCCAGGTGCTGCACTTAACCAGTTGCTGGGTACACTGTCAAGTACAGTCGGACAAATGATTTCTTCCCCTGTATCGCCGAAAGGACAGTTACCGGATATTAAACAAAGCAATCTTATGTATCAACCTTACTTTGCGAACGTTATGCAGTCTGGTGATATTCAGCCGGCTAAACCACAGAAACTTTCTTACACGGGGTAACAGATGGCTAATTTAGATAACTATAAGCAACTTGCAGACGCACAAGGGAGTGCGTACGAGAAAGCGTTAAAAGCCCGTGTAGATCACGAACTTACTGAACAACGAAAGAACTATACGTCTTGGGCTAAAAAATTTGAAGCCGCAGAAGACCAACGTCGTATTGAAGAAAATAACTGGCGAGAGTTTTACAAAAAGGTCTACGAGGAAGAAAACACGTGGTGGAAAGATCTTATCTTCTATGTGTTGAACGGCATACAACTCTGGGCGTTGGTTCAACAATATAACCAACAGAAAGAGATTGCCGACAGAGTTTATGACCTGGCCAATAGACAGCAGTCACTAGCAGAAGAAATGTATGGCCACTATAAAGCGCAGTATCAACCGCACGAAATTGCGTTAGGTCAACAGATTGACAACTACTTCGCTAAACCATACAGACCTCAGTATGATACGACTGGCGGTCGTTTTGTCGTTAATGCCCGCGCGCAGATGACAGGTAAGCGACGTGAAGTGTTGATGTGTGCTAGTCAATACTGTACTGGTGCGGTAAAAACAGCACTACGTGACTTAGCGGTAAAAGAAGCAAACTTAGTTGGTAATGCGATGAACAGTGCGATTAAATATGAGAACCTACGTGAACAACGTATGGAAGACAAATGGTTGCAAGTTCGCTTATCATTCATTCAAACTGGGCGTGGTGTTTCCGGACAAGCTGTTACAGGTATTGACGGTGCGGTCACAGCGTTTAGTAGATTTAACGCAGACCCAGGTGCTGCATTAAGTCAATTATTAGGTACTGCGGCATACACGATTGGTGGTATAATCCCTTCACCTAATTCTTCACGCGCTGCTCCGATTGTGGAAGCAACGCCAGCATACACACGTGGTTCTGCTACGACACCGCGTTATGTTTCATCAGTAGTAAAAGGATAAATTATGTTTATTATATCTCCAACTAGAGGTGGTTATCGCGGTGACGTGGTAAATAGCGGTTTTCGTCAAGGTAGACAAGACGCGTACCGTGATTATATTGACAACTACAACTTTGCATTAAGAGCAGACGCCGCGACAAATGCGGAGAACCAAATGAATGTTCAACGCGCAGCTAACAACTATGCGTTGCAAAATCAAATGCGCAGTGGCGCACGTAATGAAGCCTACAACTTCATCGCAGACAGTGGCAAGATCGACGACGCACTTACTGCGACTGACATTAACTTCGTGAAAAATGCTGACTTACGCAACCCAGAGACGATCCAACAATTAGGTGAGTCACAGGCTACACAAGTTAGAGCAACGCAAAATGCCAATGAAAACGCTGCTGCATACAAAGCTAACAAGGCACAATCCTATGTTGAGCAACAACCATTGGAAGCAGACGCACGTAAAGCTAAGTTAGAAGAAAATATGACTGATAGCCAACGTGGAAACGCACAGAACTTAACCGGTATGGATGCTGACAGATGGTTAGCGACTAACGGTGGAGAACTAGGATACGAAAACTTTATCAGTAATACAATCGACGACCGAGTTAATGCAATGGTAGAGGAAGCTAGACAACGTGGCGAAGTAGTAGACCCAGTTGAACTTAAACAGCAGTTAGACAGCGACCCAGAAGTCGTGAAAGAAGCGTACCAAGAGTATCTACGCCAGTTATCACAAGCTCGCAGTCAACACGCAGTGAGCCGTGGGTCTATGGTAGACAATGAAGGTAATGTTGAAAACTACCGCTCGTCTAGATCAAGTAATAGAACTACCGGTACAAGTTCTACTTCCGCAGAGAAACTAGGTAAGCCACAACAAAAGGCTTATAAAATGGGTGAAAGTTTTGAAGCATTTAAGAACGCTACTCCTCATCAATACGTATCAGCTAACACAATTCGCAGTGGTAACACACTCTACTTTGCAAACGGTCAAATGATTACTTTCCCAGAAGGTACGGATATGGAGAAAGTAGTGAAACAGTATGCAAACTATGATATGATGAATAACGTAGAACCAGTTAACAAAAAGGTGAGTAATTAACAATGTCGAAAGAATTAGAAAGCTACTTGGATAATAAAAACGTCCAAGCATTTTTAGGTTTAATTCGTGACACGGAAGGGACAGCGAAAGGTGCTGACCCTTATCGCGTTTATGGTGGTAGTACGAAGAACCAAATTAAAGATCTTTCCAAACCAGACTTCAAACGCTGGGGTTTCACACAAACTGACGGTAAGAAAAACACCTCGTCAGCAAGTGGTGCGTACCAGTTCCTAGAACGTACTTGGAATGGTTTAGCTAAACAACACGGACTAACAGACTTCTCGCCACGTTCACAAGACTTAGGTGCAATCGCATTACTTAAACAATCTGGCGCATTGGACGCAATTCTAAAAGGCGATTTCGACACCGCGGTTAAGAAAGCTAACCGTACGTGGGCGAGTCTCCCAGGTTCACCTTACGCACAGCATACCCGCAGTAATGAATATGTAGCTAATTCCTTGGCGAAACATTTAGGTGAAGACGTAGACCTGGCCAAGTACAAGATGCCGGTAGGTGGTGAAAACCCAAAGCAGAAAGCACCGACGCAGGTGAACAAGTCGACTTCGCAAGCAACTCCGGTGCAGACACAGACAGTATCGACTTCACCAGTGACAAACCAAAAGGTAACGACAACAAGCGTAGTGCTGACAGTGGTATCACAGATCTTGCGTTTGTTCCGCAAGCGGTAGCACAACTAAACGACGGTACGCAAATCGTACCTGAGAACCAAGCAGAAAGTGCGTTTCTACAACACGTGGCGAATAACCCGACACGGACAGACGAAGAAAAAGAACGTATCGCTAAGATGGGAATGTTCTTAGGCCCAGATAAGTTTGACGTTGACTTCACTGCACAAAAACGCGCTCAACTCCCTACTGAGTTGGACGAACCTTTAAGACGAATGATTAGAGAAGTATAGTTATGGGAAAATACGACACGATCCTATTCGGTGAGAGCGGAACGGAAAAACCTCAGTTCAAATCGAAATACGACAATATCTTATTCGGAGACACCACACAGCCAGCAGCAGAACCTGCTGGCGAAGTCGTATCTGAAACACAGGAAAATACTGAAGATCCATTAGCAGGTTTACCACAACAAGAAACTAAGAGAGACTATAAATCTTACTTAGGCGACTACGGTGTGTCTGCTGATTACGGTAACAACATTACTTACAGCGACCTTAACAAACGTATGGAAGCCGACAAGGTAGATACAAACGTTCGCCGTGAAATTCAACAAGAGTGGTTCAAAGGCTATCAAAAATACATTGACCGCCTACCAGAAGGTGATGACAAAAAAGCCCACCAAGAACATCTTAAAGAGTTGTCTGAACTTCCTACTACATATTTAGAAAATACGTGGACTAACCAAGCGGTAGAGGGTGCTAAACGCGGTATTGTTGGCACAGAAGCTGCGATTGAAGGAGTTAAAAATCTTGCACTTAGCCACGCAGACGTAATTAATGCTTCCGACAAAGACTTACTCGCTAAAGAAAATCCTGACTTGCTTGCTCGCGTAGAGAAAGCCGGCGGTATCGACTACATCCAGAAAATCGGTAACGCAGTAAGAGACCAAGAGATTGATCTATCTGGGGTGGGTTCAACTGCATTGTTCGGTGCAACTGAAGCAGAACGCAAACTAGGAACAGAATTAATTGACGCTTTATCCAAAGCACGTGCTAAAGACGTAATATCTCGTACTGACGCAGAAGGCGAAGAAGTCGTTATGCCTGACGGTACAGTTAAGAAAATGTCAAACATTCAAGCCGCTGATTACTACAATAAAGCACCTTCACGTATCGCAGGTGAGAAAGAAGCAGCCGAGAAGTTTGACGAAGACGTACTTAAATCAATGGCTACGGTGGACGGTTGGAAACATATTGCTGGATCTGCTTTCCGTTCTTCTGCGCAAAACGTTCCTACACTACTCGCAGGTACAGCAGCGATGATGGCAAACCCTATGGTTGGCCTAGCAATTATCAACAGTGGAAACATTACCGATCAACAACTTCAAGGTATTCAGAACTTAGCTGACGAAGAATATAAGAAAATTCACGGTGAAGACGCTAACGTAACTGATCTATCCGCAGCAGAGTATCTGAACTTCTTAGACAAGTTAGCTGGCGAAGGTAAAGTATCTGAGCAAGTTGCTAAAAGTTTCAAGACCGGTGTTGGAATGACACTCGCTGAACAAGCGACTGGTGGTGTTGTAGGACACTTAGGATCTGCTATTGGTGGTATGACTGTTAAATCACTCGCAGGAAGATTAGCTGCTGGTGGTGCTGCATTGGGTGTGAAAAG